TTGTGCAGGATGCACAATACAGAAGGTTAGAAGCTATTAAAGACCCGAGCTGGGTCGACGCGATGGCCCATCTGATCAACAGCAAAAAGCCGGATGTGTTTCGCTGGCATGACAGCGGGGACGTCCAAGACCTGGACCACCTGATGAAGATCTTCGAGGTGTGTGAGCTCACACCCAGCAAGCGTCATTGGTTACCGACTCGAGAAGCCTGGATCAAAAAACATTTAAAAGATAAACCTACAAATTTAGTCATACGTTTTAGCGCGCCGATGGTGAACCAGCCGGCGCCTGAATCGTGGCCCAACAGTTCAGAGGTAGTAACTGAAGGCGGCAATTGTCCGAGCTCGAAACAGGGCAATCAATGTTTAGATTGCCGGGCGTGCTGGGACCCTTCAATCAAGACAATACAATATAAAGCTCATTGAAATGTTTAGACATCCAAAGTATTATAAAGAATTACGGAAAGCGGGAAACGAGTTAGCGAAGCGCAACGCTGTCAAAGAAGACCTGGCATGTTCAGGCAGCTCACCCGCACGTAATAATTCGGACCAGGCCATTAGCCCAACAAGAGCGACGGCTCCAAGCAGGCGTGCGACTGGTCCGGGCCTCAAGCAACAAGCTATTGATGAAACAGTTCCACACTGTGATATAGAAGAAGCTGCAAGCCCCAAGCGCCAAGCTTCAAGCGTCAAGCCCCAAGCTTTTGAAGATACAAGCGACAAGCCTCAAGCCCCAAGCAGCAAGCCTCAAGCTTAAAGCCACAAGCTACAAGCTCCTTGATTCTCGAACCACGGAAAAGTTTCAAGCACCCTGAACCGAGGTGCTGGACCATGATGTAAGTGTTGTTAGGATGGCGTATGTGAAACGCAATTTGATGTGGACTAAATCTAATCTTATTACCCTTTGTTACTTTTAGTTCTATTGTGAAAAAGTGGCCAGAATTATTGTAGCCCAATAGATCAGGAGTACCGGATAAGCTAAGATTTTCAAGTCGAATCCAAGATATTTTAGGTATAGATTTCTTAATTTTTTCATATAATTTTCGCTCGGGTTTCAAGGTAACTAGGGCTTTCTAATCTGGTGTTTTAGGAGCGATAATTATCTTTTCCTTTGTAGGTTTGAATACAACACGGATCGCACTTTGTCCAATTATATTTGACTCTTGCACTTCAATTCTTTTTATCTCTTCAAGATGTCCACCAATCTGCATATAGATTTTAGCATTTGATACTGCATTACCTCTTTTGCCGTTAGTAAATTGGTCTAAGTATTCCTGTAGATGTTTAACAAACATTATTGACTTTATAGGATAGTTACCTTAAATTGTCAATCATGGGATTACCAAAGAGACTTACAGAAATGCAAATGAGGTTTGCAGAACTACTTGTGTTTGGCGATGAACACGGACCACTCACACAGACAGAGGCAGCTTTGAAGGCAGGATACTCACCAAAACGTGCAAGAGTAGAGGCATCAGAATTAACAAATCCAAGACACTCACCACTTGTTGTGAAATATATCGGTGAATTACGAGAGGAGAGAGTTAGAAAACACGAAGTAACTTACGAGAATCACATAGCAGAACTTGGTAGACTCAGAGAAGCTGCTTTGAAGAAAGGCTCTTTCTCTTCTGCTGTAAATGCTGAAGCCAATCGAGGCAAGGCAGCAGGACTATACATAGACAGAAAAATAATAAAAACTGGGAAACTAGAAGATATGTCAGAACAAGAGCTAGAAGCAAAAATGAAACAACTCTTAAACGACTACGGACAGATAATTGATGTGACCCCAGATAAGTCATCTTAAATTAAAAGAAATAGAAATTCTTTTCTCTTTGTTAATGTTGGGTTCAACCCTATGTTTCAACCAACTTGGAAACAATAACAATGTGTCTTGAGGTGGTGCAACTACACAAACAGAAGAATTATATTTATTGTAATTTTGTAAAGCGTCATGATTCCAATCATACTCCATAACCTGTGAACTTGGATGTAAAAATATTAAATCACTATTGTTTGAAGTTAAATAATACGCACCTGAAACTACACAATGTGGGTGACTATGCTCTATGTTATAATCTTTATTACCATTTATATTTATCCACATATTAGCCAGTTTTAGTTCACTCTTATAGGCAATTGCTTTTCTATACTCCTCACCATGCTTTAAAATTTCATTCTTTAAACCAAACAAATCTTCAATAAAAGGCGGTGACTGCCAACCACCCTTATTACTTATCTTAACACTATCTGTCTTTTTCTTAATGGACAGACAATGTTTAATAATTTTTTTGGTATCTAATTTTAATTTCTTTACAAGAATTGGTATTGGAAATATTTCTAGCACTTAAATTTTCTGAATCTTCTTTACCCAAGCCCTAGGAATCATCGTTCTATCCCCAAAACTAAAACTACCATCATCTTCTCTATCGTATGATGCAAATAGTTTTACAGAGTTTTTATCTTTTGAATACAACCAGCCTTCATTAACAGGTCGTGCTAACTTCATCTTATCAAACTCTTTGTCACTAGCCCAGCCCGAGTCGCTCACGCAGTCGATCCACTCCACCCGGACTTTAGGATAAGGTATATCGGGAGTTATTGAGGCTATTGCTTTTCGTCTTTTCCTAGGCATATAAGTTTATATCACAGATTTGTTTTTTTAAAATGTGCATTCGCGCGCGCGAACCGAAACTTGATAGTACATTAAAAAGTGTACTAAAAATAAAAAGTGTACTAAAAAGTGTACCATAAAACACTATATTTTATGCTGTAAAACAGCTAAAAGTACACTTGGACACTTTTTTTCGGTGATAAAAAAATATTTTTTCTGATCTGTCACAGAATCTTATAATATCTTTTTATCTGCCTCATTATCGCCATAATGTAGACTCATTACTGCCAACTTATCTTCAGCAGAGCCTATCACAGCTAATAATTTATCTACCTCAGCTGTAATATCTGGGTGCTCTGGTATAATAATTTCTTGTTCGCTAAAACATTTAATCTTATACTTGGCATCCTCAATCTCAGCTTCGTATCTCTTTTTTAGAACTAGTCTAAGTTTGTTGTTCATCGTCGTCCTCCATTTCTCTCATTTCTATATAGCCATCTTCGTCTTCGTACATCACCCATTGAGTCTCACCATCATAGTAATACCCATGTATTCTACCTTTACGCTCCATTAAAAAAATCCTCTGGGTTCATTGGTTTTACTTTCTCTTTTTCATCAAAAATTAGGTCATGATACATGTCCAATCTTTTCAAAAACTTATGTTTATATTGCCTTAATTCTGCCCCACTTACGACAAATTCTTGATAATATAGGTCAGGCGTGCATACCATGATAACTCCCTGCTCGATTCTTGACTGGTGCACGTAGTCATGGGCCATGGCGTATGCTGCGATCTGCAGATAATAATCTTCGATCCATTCTTTCTTCTTCGGACGATTAGCTTGCTTGAAGTCAACAATAGTTTCACGACCATTGTGTAGACATACAAGGTCTGTCGAACCTGCGTATAGACCCGGATAATATAACGTAACTTCGGAACCATACCACTCTTCCACAGGTGTAAGACCCACATCAATAACTTTTTCGGCCATGGCTTTCGCCTCCTGTCCGAGTGCTGTAAGATCATCGTAGCCAACTCCTGTGATATGGTGCTCCAGGAATTTGTGCATAGCTGTCCCCCGATTACTAGATAGGTTTTTGATTCGCTCTGCTTCTGCTTCACCGACTTTTGCCTTCCAATCTTTTATGAATTTTTGATCTTTGGTCTTGCCCAATATAGTAGTTACACTAGGAAGTCTAGCACCATTTACATCATAGAGCCGTGATCCATGTTCCTCGATCCGTGAGGCATCGACATAAGTGTATTTATCACTGCGTTTGATCTTTCGACCTATGTTCTCGTATTCTAGTAAATCTTTATTTTCCATCATACTTGACCTACCCATTTTATAGACATTCTCGCAAAATAAGGTTTATTAAAAGAGTCCGCTCTATGTAAATCATTTGCGGCTATTTCTATTAATTTACCAGATTGAAAAGAAATTTTTTTATTTGTTGGTTTATGTATAAATGCTCCCCCTATATCTTTAGGAAGTTGATCGTTACAAAGCATCAATATATATGCCCTTTGACTTTCAGAACCATCTTGATGAAAAGTTCCGTCCATATCTTTAAATTGTAAATTACCAGTTATCTCCATAAGTTGCATATTTAATTCAACCAACTTTCTAATATGGTCAAAAGCGCTTATTAAATTATAACAAAGGTTCATATTTTGATTATCATAAATTATGTTATCTTGACTTTGTCTTAGAAAAAAAGTTTTACCTAAAAGTCTATGAGTGCCTGACTCTTTGTAAGGAAAAGTATTTCTGTTAGCTATGTTATTTGCGGACCACCCTTCTTTTAAAAGTTGTGAAGAGAGCTCTGCAACCCATTTTTGATCAAAAACATTATTGTATGTTTTTATCATTCTAAATCGTCAAACCTCCTTTTCGATTTATGTATATCTTTATAAACCTTTCTTAATATCAAGAAAGCTACACCAGCCCCGATCGATAGAGCAATCACTCCAACAAATAACATACCTAGTGCTTGGCCGGGTGTCATAGTTTCTTCTTCAACTCCTCTAAATATTCTTCATTCTCTTTTCGTTGTTGATTCTTAATGATACTCGCTTGTTTACGCCAAGCCCACGTGTTGATCGCACCGGACCAACCCATCACCCATAAATAAAATTTTAACATCATTCTAAGTTCATTGCCTCCCTATACTCTTGTAAACTAACAATTTTTCCATTCATCATTTTACCACTATCAGCATAGTGTTCAAGTATCTGGTTGATCTTAGGTAGTTTAGTATGTGACCAAGGCCAGATTAACAAACACACATAGTATGCATCTCTAAATGTACATCGCCATTTGTATTGTTTCAAATAGGGTGTCCCATCTTTACGCAAACCTTTACGTGGTTTGTGATTGAAGGTTCCGCATCCTAATACTTCGTGCACCCATTCTATAACAGATCTATCGGTCATAGTGATCTCCATACTGATACGCCAACAATAGGCCTCTCGATATCCAGGTCCTTTGTGTTTCTTTTTCTTCTCTTTGACTTTCTTGTAATAGATACTACCCTCACCATCAAAGAGTCCTGCGATGTATGCTCTATCTGTTTCTGGAATCATAACTATGTTTTATAATCCAACGGACCGTTGCAGTTGTAGGGTCATACCCATCAAACTTGCTAGTGCACGCTGTTAGAATTACCATCATCGACAATACCATCACTGATCGTTTCATAATATTCTCCCTCCGAATCGCAGTCCCAACATTGGTGAACTTCGCTTCTATCTCTAAAGTCCACACTTGGGTCACCTTCAAGTTTTGCAACCCTGACATACCCGTTTCCGTGGCATGTTTCACAAATGTGTATCTTTATTCTACCTTTTTTTAATTTTGCCATTTAGCTTCTTCACTTTCTCATTTGCAATTGATTCTATTGTTTTAGCAATAGACAATTTAGCATCGGGCAATAATACCTTTGATAGTTTGTCTAAAGTAGCGTATGTTTCTTTTGTCAGTGAAACATTTTTGTATTTACTCATGTCTGTCATGCGTGTTTCCTTTCATTTTAATAACCGATATATAGTTGATATTATAGGATTGTCAAGTATGAAATTTGTTTTAGCATTAATTCTTTGTTCGCAAACGCAACAAATATGTATGCCACCTCACCAATGGCCTGAATTATTTAATAGTCAGTATGACTGCTTGATGTTTGGTTATGAAGAATCACAAAAGAAAATGAAGGAAATCGGTAAAAAAGAAGTCAACGAACACAGCATGTTTATTAGGTTTACCTGCACACCACAGAACACGATTTGACAATGTGGCAGAATTGTGGTAAGGGAGGTTATCTTCTCACCATTACCTACCCTTTCTTTTCTCTCTTTAGGGTAGGTTTATCTACACATACAACCAACTAATACACTACCATCACTCATGATGTGCAAGTTCAATGTATCTACATAGCCAGATAATTTTAATCTAAGTATGTCACAAAGATCAAAACAATCAATCTTTTCTGTCAACACTATTCCCTCTAACACTTTCTTTGTTATAGGGATGAGTTGATATAGGCCGTCGTTTAATATAATCAAGTCCATGTACTATTTCATACCAAAGTTTTTTATACTTTGGGTCCTTTGTTTTATTCCAATTATTTGCTAACTCGTCTAACTTTTCTTGTATCGTCATGTACTTTTGTTCCATGATTTATAACATTTCTTAACCCTGATGCTTTTAAATTCATATCTACACCATAAGGTTTCCATGCTTTCTTCATTAGATTTAACTCTAGCAATAAATGAGACCATTGTCCTTGGGCTGCACCTTTTACTTTTATTGTTATTATTTTTTCTTTCATGACTATAGGATAATCATTTAAGATTATTTGTCAACTATTGTTTTCTCCCTTGTCGGTTGTAGGGCTTATACGATCTTTTCTTGTGTTTATTAAGGCTTTTTGTGTGTCTTCTCGGACGTTTACGAGGTTTTGGACGTGGTACGAAGTGAATAAATTTACGCTTCGCCATCGAAATATTTCTCTACATCTGACATCAAAGATTTAGATGTAAGATGTGGTATATAACTTATCTTACCATTTACTTTTTGTTCTAAATCAGAGCCACATGTTAGGCATCTAAAAAATTGTTTAGTGATTCCAACTAGTGGTGTGTATTCATCACACGTTGGACAAATACCATTAACTATCTCTGCTGTTATTTTGAAATTTTTTCCTGTCATAAATCTTTTTAGATCGTACCACACGTTGATGGTAACGTCTATCTTTTAATTCTTTTGCGACCTTATTTGAGGTGGAGTTTTTTGATTGACTTTTCACCTAGATATATTTCTGTTTCTGCCTCACTACGTATACACTTGTAAGACACGTTAGGATTGAACTCTCTTTCCGCTACACGACGGGCGCGAAGGCACGCAGCCATACTTTCTTGAATACGATGCTCCTTAATCTCTCCGTCCCAAAACATAAGTAAAGCTACAACAACCTCTATCATTTACCACCACCATTTTTGTAGCCAAGATCTCTGTTGGCATCTTTTAATTTTTCAATATCAACTAAAACTTTGTCCATTTGTTTTGTTAAAAATTCTATATTTACTTTGTTTAACGCCATAGATTCTATATGTTTGTTTAAACGATCCGTGGTTTTGTACAAATCCTCCAACATCATGTATTGCTCGCTATCTGCGGGCAGTGATCCCATTTGTCCACGTGGCCATTTTATTCTAAATTCTGTATTTGCTTCTACATCTGCATTCATCAATTCTAGTTTAGTCTTTGCTTGATTCAATGATTCGTGCAGTCCAAAATAAGCCCAGGTGCCGATTGCAACGAGCGCAATCAAACTGGCAACCGTTTTCATAGGCATTTGCACGGCAGCCTCTTCAGATATATTTAAAGGTTTTTTACTCATGTTTTGGTTTTGGTAGTCT